CCATTGTGCAAATCCTGTCTCACTCCACCATGCAACAACACTATTCCACTTTTCTTCCAAACCGGTCTTGATTGTATCGTACAGTTCAGACCATTTTTCCTTTGTGAACCATGGCTCAACATAGTTATCCCACCAGTCAGATACTGCCTGCCAAAACTCAGAAAAATTTTCTCTAAATCCTTCAATAATTCCAAGAAGTATATATCTCCCTAATGGTTTCATATTTTCAGCCGGAGAATGTATTCCAAATACTTCACATATTCCATCCCATATCCAACCAAAAAAATCGCCTATAGGCTCTAATATTAATGTCAACGGTGCTGTAAAAACTGCCATAATACCACGAATTATATCTTTTCCTAATTCTGACCAGTCTTCATTCGAAATTGCATCCTTTATATTTTGATAAATTTCTTTGATATTTGTAAATATATCATTATCAAAAATTCTCTTTTTTAAGTCCGATATATTAAAAGTACTACTCTCCATTAGCCCCATACTAACAGCAAGTTTCTTAAGACTTTCAGCACTTTCATCATACAGCTTAAGAGTATCCGCAACTTCTCTCAATGCAGGATTTACATCAAGCATTTCTTGTCTTAACATTTCCATATCTTCATCTGTTAATGACCATGTTTTCTGCATTTTCTGCATCTGCTTATCGGTATATATGGTTCCTTTCCCTATTGCTTCCATAGCTTCTCTAAGAGCAGCAGATCCAAGAGATGCATCTGCCATGACTACGGGCAACCCGCTTATTTTCTGCCCCACAAGGCCAACTGTATCTTTTAATGCTTCAAATGTTCCTCCCCAACCACTGTATGATTCTCTCAAACCTTCTAACTGAGTTTTATTTCCCCCCATTTTTTCAGCAATGGCTGTTGCCAAATTAACGCCTTTATCGTATATAAATTCTCCAACTGTTACCCCTATAGTTACCGGAATTACAACATCCTTAAATAGGGCAGCTAAGGATGATCCTACACTAGTCGCTACTTCCGTTGTTGACAATCCTTCACCTAATTCTTTCGTAATCTGCTTTGCTATTTTCTGACCAATAGTTTCTCCGGTAAAAAATTTAACAATATTATTCACAAAAGGTAACAGATGTGATGCTAAATTAATTCCAGCTAATGCAATGCCAAACGCTATTACAAACTTTCCTGCCGGAGTTTCCGCCAAGCCTTCAAGAAGTCCGCCTAAAACAGTGGTTATGATCTTTGCAACAGCCTTAAGATGCTTACCCCACTCAATCTGACTTAGGAACTCGCCTATTCCCCTTCCGAAACTTTCCCAATCACATTGCTTCGCAGCATCAAGAAGCATTCCCAAGAAATCGGAAACAAATCTATTAAGCGCCTGTCCATTTTCCTTCCAACTCATATTGCTAACAAAATTGTTGAAGCCATTGGAAAGATTTTGCGCAATCTCATCCCATGAAACCGTTTTTGTGAAGTTTTTCAGAGACTCAAAGATGCCATTAATTCCCTTTGATATTGTTGTCCCAATTCTGCCAAAATCAATTCTTTCAAAAATTCCATTAACAGCATCTCCAAGAGCGTTTCCAAGCTCTGCCCATCCGGTAAGCAGCGTATCAGTGTCAATTCTCCACATATCATTGATGAAACCCTCGGCAATACGCCACGCAATCATAAAACCATTGCCAATTGCATTTCCAAGATCCGTCCACTTAATTTCATCAATTATTCCCCGAAGTCCAACAGATAATTTCTTCCCCAAGTTTTCCAAATCAATGCCGCCATCACCAAACAATGTATTGAATGCATCCGTTAGAAGATTAACCCCTGCTCCAATGGTTCTTCCAAGCAGTTCCCAGTCAAAATTTTCCACCCATGAATTAAATACTTCTGTAAAAGCCTGCAATGCCTTTTTTAACTTAGGTGCAAAATCATTGATAGCATCATAAACTTTTTGCAGTCCCTTATTCATCAGCTCCGCAATGGCTTTCCCGAGCCCTTCCCAGTCCTGTGACAAAAATGCATCACGTATCTTGTTTGCCCAATCTGAAATTGCACTTTCAATAGGCAAATCCGTGAACATATCTTCAACAGATACACCGCCGCCTGCAGAACTATCCGCATTACTTTCATTAATGATGTTCAGTTCATCAATTCCAAGGGTATGCAATGCCTTTGACGCATCTTTAGCTGCATCTGTAACACCTGAAATACCGGATGCATAATCTTTGTAATACTTCGTTGCCTGTACTGATATTTTCTTTCCAGTTAAGGCAGCAAAAAAACGCCCCACTGCATTAAAGGCGTCTGTCATCATATTTACGAATTTTGTTATATATGGAGCAACCACGTTTACAATCGGGGCGAATGCCACCGAAAGCGCATTTTTAAGCGAACCAAGCGCCGAAGTCATTAAGGAAATGCTGTGATTAGTTTCGGAGGAATACTGTGCAAGATTTTGAAATCCCTCTTTCGCCGCACCCCTTAATTTATCAAACAAAATGCAAAGGCTTTTTATCCCTATTCCGTATTTAAGTAATGTCTTTACTCCGCCAGAAAATGACAGGTTGCTTTTTTTGTTTGCGCTGACAACATCAAAAATGATTTTTCTTAATTTCCCTAATTGAGAAATCATCTTTTTAATTCCAAAGGCAACAACCTTATTCATGTTGGACAACAGTTTCCTAATGCCTGTACCGGCCTTGGAAAATGCATTGCTTATTTTACTTCCTACCGCCGATACGCCTGAAGTTGCTTTTGCAAATTCTTCCGTTCCCTGATTTGCACTGCTTAGGTTTTCCTTATATTCTTTTAACTTCTGACTAATTTCTGATATCCTGCTGACATTGCTGTCAAATTCTTTATACCCAAACGAAAATCCTAATTGCCCTAATTCTTTCTGACGATCCTTAAGCTTTTGAAGTTCGTTGGCCAAGGAAGCTATTTCCTTACTGGAAATCTTTGCACATTCCCCAATACTCCTAATTTTATCTGCTTCTATGTTTTGAATTTTCCCTTTCAGACTTTCCGCTGTAAGTTCCAACTCCCTTATTTTTACCGTTAAGTTTCTAAACATATTATCATCAGGCACAATGGTTCCAAACCGCAATCCCTTTTCCATTTGGTACTGTAATTTTTCTATCTCACTTTCTGTAGTTTTTAATTTCTTTTGTAATTTTGTAAGGTTTACTTCATCAATCTCTGGTACGGATAAGGAATTTAATACGCTTTCAAATTCTTCTGTAGAAATCTGAGAAAGTTTCGTAGCCTTTGCCATTTCACTTATTTTCTCCGTCACTTTCCCTATTGGTTCGCTTATTTTAAGAGCAGCAGGAATTTGTACGCCATTCCATGCCCCTGAATATTCCCTTGCAGCTTCCGCAGCACTTTTTATTGCGCTTGCTGCTCCTTCTGCCTGATCTTTAACTGCATGTAAATTGTTAAACCAATTATCAAATTCCTCTTGACTTTCCCATTGCGGCTGAAATTCTGAGGTGCTGCCTGCTTTTGATTTCAAGACATCAATCATGTTGCTGTACTTCTGGATATTCATAATAGCCTTCTCGTACATCTTACCTTCTGTTTTTCCAGTCGCTTCTAATTCCGCTTTATTTAATTTTGCAGTTTCTAAAGCATTTGAATACTTTTCAATCTGCTTCTGCGCATTTTCCGCACTGCCAAAAAATTGAAAGTCCTTTCCCAGATCTTTATACTTTTCCGCAATCTCCGAAGCTGTTTTAGCCATCTGTTTTATAGGCTTGTTCGCCTTGGCCATGGAAGCTGATATTGCATTTGATGCAGACTTAGCCTGTGCGTCTATTTTGCTCATACTCTCAGACACTTGCTTACTTTTAGCGATAATGTCTTTAAACCCATCCGTACTACTTAAAGCAGAAAGCGCTTTGGATATTTTTCCTAAATTAGATGCCAATATTTCAAGCTGCTTATTTGCATCTTTTGCTTCCGACTCTACCTGCACTTCAAGTCTGTCAATTTCAGCTCCCATTATCTCATGCCTCCAAAAATAAAAAAGACAGTAGGCTATGACACCATACCGTCCTTAGGATGATTTAACTCAAAATTTGTTTTCATTGCTTCTAACCTTGCAACAAATAACTCCCTCTGCTTTTGTAATTCTTCCTCCGTAAACTTATCCTGTTCCCTAAGTTCATAAGGCTTTTCCGGATATTGATATTTTTTTGCACCCCTTTTGCTAAGCATATTCCCAACTGTAGCAAGCAAAGCTTCGCAAAAATATTGTCCTTGAAGGTGCGCTAAAAAGTTCTGCTTTTGAATTTCAATCTTCTCACGTTCACTATATCCCTCAATCATCAACGAAATGATATGAGGATTTAGATGCCAAAATTCTTCCCATGATATCCCTATAGAATATGCCATAGGAAACCATTCCTTTTCAAACAGTTCCCTTGCAGTCTGATACTCTACTTCTTTTTGGTCTCTTTCTCCACTACTGTCTCCTCTTCCTCTGCTTCCTCTTCTGAATCCGCTGCATTTTCCTTCTCCGCTTTCTCTGCGAGACTGCGAAAAAAATCAGATTTTTTCATTTCCTCTGACATAGCTTCTGTAACATCCTCAAAGGAGCCACCATTAATGATATGCTGCTCCATTTCCTGCCCGGCATATTCCTTCCCTCTCCCTGCACAAAAACTAAAATATGCCCGGATCATTGACATAGGTTTCTTTTCCGCCTCCTGCAAAGAAATACCCAAATCCTCTAAATCGCATATCAGGTTAAAATCAAATGGCTTTGCATTATATCTCTTTCCGTTTACTGTAAATGTTTTCATATTACTTTGCTTTTCCTTTCTCCGTTATCATGCGCCACCGGCGCACATATAATAAGAGGGGTTGCTTATAACAACCCCTCAATTTTAGGCACCTGCGGAAAAGGCTGCCTTGGCTTCCATTCCCCTGTATTCTTCAATTGTAAGATCCATTTCACAAATCAAAAGCTCGTTTTGCCCGATTTCCGGCTGCGGAATTGCTGTAGGCGGCTGTGCCACAACAAAGAACGCTTCATCGAACCCAGGAATGATTGTTTCAAACCACATCCTTTTTCCACCGGTCAGCGCCTTATATGCCGAAATTACACCTGCCCATTCCGTCTTTGTTTCCTGTGTAAAATTCACTCCTACTGGGAAAGAACCTCCTGTATCACCTCTGCCTTGAACATACCGTGAAATAAGATCTTCGACTGCCGAAGCATCAATCTTTTCGTTTTCAATTTTAATTCCGCCAATTGAATTAATCCTGTGCAGCTGTGTAAAGGTTGTCGGCTTTTCTCCTGCGGTTGCTTCCACTCCAAAACCAAATGTGATGCCTAACGTACTTACTCCTGCTTCCATACTACTGTTCCTCCTTTAATTTGCAATAAAATAAGAGCCTTTCGACTCCCCACATTGTATCTATCTGAACCGGATTCCCGGTATCATTCAGTCTACTTTCATCAATTTATCATCTGCACCAAATAATCTCTGATATCGTGCTCCCCATCTTGCCACCGCCGGATCCTCATTATCTACCTTTATCGGGCCCGCCTTGCACCGGAAACCGTAAGAAATCATCAGTTCCTTTGCTTTCATGCTGACTTCAAAACAGGTATCATCGTCATAATTGTTGCAATAGACTTCAATCGTAATGGAGGGGGACGTACTACCCTCATTGTTCTGCAAGTCATAATTACCTCCGAGATTATCCGACAAGGCAATATCCAGATATGGGTATGTTGACGATTTAGGAATTGTGTACCGCCCTACGGTGCAAGTATCACCCATTTTCGCCTTAAATAATGAGTAGAATGTGTTCCAGTTAAATCCTGTCATTTAATCACCGTCCTTAAATTAATAAAAGCCACAGAATTTATACCTATGACTTTTACAAACCTACTCATATTAAAATAATTGAATTTCTTCAGCAACTGCTTCTGTCTGTTCTTTATAATTATCTTCAATAAATTTCATAAAACTACTACCGTATCTTGTAATTTTAAAGCTTTCATTTCTTGAAACTCGTTTTGCACCCAATCTTGCTTTTTTACCTTTTCCTAATTCTTCCAAATACTTCAGTATAGCATCTACATTATCATCCCTCTGTGCATCATTTTTTGAATATATCAATCCAAGCCTCACAAGTTTCTGTTGTACCATTCGATAATGAGAATTATCTATCTGATAATCTTCAATAATTTTATAACAATTATCATCATTTGAAAAAGTATACAGTTTAAATACTCGAATATCCAGCATATTCATTTGCGCCAATGTATCATAAAAACTTCGTGTAACGTCTTCTTGTGCTATTCCCGCCTTTGCAATATTGATATATCCATTAACCAGATAATCCACTTTTTCCTCTTGCGGTTCATTTATAGAATAATCCATCAACATTTCAAAATAGGTACCTTTAATCTGCCTTTCCATATCAGAGGATAGGTTCTCAATCGCTTCATTAAGCTCATTCTGCCTATCAACAAGTTTTCGTAATGTCTCTTCTACACGTCGCTCCATGCGGTTTTGTTTATAAGCCAATACCATATTGCCCACTCCCGGAATGACAGCCCCAGCCACACCATCTATCAATGTATCTGCCACTATATCAAGGGTAGGCCCAACTGCTGCACTTGTTAAATCCTGTATTTTTTCTTTTAAGTTTTCCAAAATATCTTCTCCTTTGCTTTTTTTCTGATATTATAGCAAAGGAATAAGCTTATTTGAATACTTCTTTTGCTACCGCCACAATTTTATCCCGTATTTCTTTCCCTGCATAGTACATAGGCATCTTCGGGGAAATGCCGGTTGAATAGTGCCAATTACCTTCCAAGTCCATGTAGTACCATCCCGGTTCATTACCATGCTTGCCACCGGGGAATGTGCCAGTACCAACACCCGTAATATTTGCAGGATTTTCAGCCTTAAGACCTGATCCAAACTCAATCATTAATGTAGGACTGATTTCAGCATTCCGCACACCCTCTTTAGTCTGCCATTCGCTCTTAATCTTCGTGGTATCTTCCATGTAGAAGATCGCCTTGCATCCTGCCTGTTGTGGTGTAATTTCAGAACCTAAGTGAATGTACTTGCCAAAACCACTGCTGCCGATATGTGCCTGCGCTATCTGTATGCCCTCTTCGGTCAATCTGCGGCATAATTCCTCACATTTGCGGTTGAGGTCGTTCTGATAAGCCTTAAGTTCTTTGATTGCCGATTGCACCTCACGGACAGATAAGCCGAAACTTATAGTCTTCCCAATTCAACCACTTCCTTTCCCAAAGAAAGAAGCCTGCCATTTCTGACAGACTTCTAAATCACTATGCACAATATGACATTGCATATCTCCTGACAATTCCCTCAAAGATTGCTTTCAACTGTGGCTTGCCCTCAATAATTGCAATCTTGGTCGTTTCATTCTTAATGCAAGTCTTTGTATTTCCTGCTTTCTCCATGCGGTCACGTTTATTTTCACACAAGCGTTTCAAACTGCAATGCGCTGTTTGTTCCAATTCGCCATACATCTGTGAGAAAAGTTCCTGATACTCAATTCCGCTTTTTATGGAGATTTCACGCACTTTTGAATTAATTTCTGACCGCCAATCCCCAATAGGCTCGGTCAACTCTTTCTTTATGTTCTGAACAGTCTGCTTTACCTCTGCAATTTCAGCAGCTTGCCGCTTCTGCTCTAACTCCTGTCGTGCCATATTCTCAATCAGTCCAAATAATGCTTGTGTACTTTCAGATAACTGACTTCTGTTTATAGCAACCTCTTTAGCCTTTTCCTCAAAGCGTGTGAAATATTCCCTTGCCTGTTCCGCACGTTCTCCGTTTCCTTTGCAGGAAAGTTTCTTGGCAAAATGGGCGGTCAGCTTGAAATCCTGCGTCGGATTAGGATTAAAATTCCGTTCTTCATCAAGGAAGAACGCCCAATAATCAACATTTTCCTCGGCAAACTCATTGTCTGTAATGTTTGACTTGCACCACCTTGCATAGTTTTGCGGGGCTAATTCCAGAAACGTATACAGCTTCTTTGCTGTAGTCATACCGTTTTCGTCAACGCCTAAAGCTATTTCAATGGGTGTCTGTGTGGTCGTATTCGTTATATCATTCATTAGAAACACCTCCATCATCCTCATGCACATACAGATATTCTGCAAGATTATAAATGCGACACAACAATTTCTCACTGTGTATCTTGCCAATCATTTCAATAATCAGCTTGCGGTAATATTCTTTCATACAGCCGCACCACCTTCCACATCATAGCTCAATTTGGCGTTTATAAACACGAAAAAATATCTTAACTTATATGTAGGCAGTTTGACAAAAACCTCATTCAATTTTGCGATATAATCCTCGCTGGTCATATTGTCACACTCTGACTTGAGTTTTTCAAAATACTGATTGCGCTTCTCGTCCTCATGTTTTCTTTTTCGTTCAGCTTCTTCATTTTGACGCTTAATTTCCGACATTTCCTCTTCGGACGTTTCTAACAAATTCGCAGGTGTACTTAACGCCGCCTTCATAGCCGCATTAACAAACCTTTTTCCTTGATTGTTTAATCTTTCGTAACCACTTAAAATTTCATGCTCCATAATACAAAATCTCCTTTCAGTGCTTGCTTTTCACACCGAAGGGAGATATAATAGATTTATCAGCACTTCGGTGTGTTGAGTGTTTATAAGAAATCCAAACTTTGGTCGGGGCGGATTTCTTATTTTTTTTCTATATATTCATCTTTGAAAAGTTCATTAAAAGATTCCATTATCGTATCAAGTGCTTGCTCTAACGAACTTTCATCATATGATTTAAGCAAAGTTTCGTATATCTTTTCATACTGTTTATTGGAAAATTCTCTTTCTCCGTCCACAACGCTATATACTGCGGACTGTTCAACATTTACAGTTAAAAAGCACCAATACTCATCTTGCAAAATGCTCCCTCTAGATACGCTTAAAATTTCTAGCATATTTGCGGATTGCTCAAACACACCTCGTCCAATCATACTATTAGTAAGCATTTGGAGCATTTTCTCTCTGAATAGATTGTTCATTTCTCCGCTAACTTCATCATATTGCGATTCTATCCCATTCGCAATTATTTCTGTGTCGCTAATGACACCAGTTTTAGAATAATACTCTTTCAGAACGTTAAACATTCTTTCTGTTCTGTCATTAAATCTGATACTTTTTACTTTTCCCATATAGTATCCTCCTTTCATTGTAAACATATTGTATTACAATTTGTTTACGGTGTCAAGGATTATTTTTTAAAATTTAAATTACCCCTCTTTCGCCCTCTTCTTAATCGCATATACAACATTGTTAAGCGATTTTGCCACCGCCACAACGGAATAGTCCGCACTTGCATCGTCAACAGAACCGTCCGCATTGTACTCAGGCTCCGTCTCAAACCAAATCAGCGAAGTCTCACTTAATGGCAATGTCATATCGCTTGTAGAAATCGTCTTTGTATAATCCAAGGACACGCCGAACACCTCGGAAGCAGACGTACCTTTTGCCGCCGAAATATTGGCATAAAAAGGGACAGAGTTGTTATACCCTGCCCGCTCTGCAATAATCCGAGGAATAAGTTCTCCGTCGATTTCATCATAGATGATATTACCGGCTGAATCACGCTCATATATAGTTATCTGGTCAGCGTAGGTGCTGTACCAGAGTTTTTGCTGATTTTTTTTGAGATTTCGCATATTATCACTCTAAATTTACTTAATAAAAAAGAAAGGTAGCTAATCTATCTCATGTTTTTACCCTACTAATAGTTACGGCTGAAATAAAGTCCTCTTTCTTGAGGTTGTGAAAAAAACTTCTGTACCAATTCCCAAAATCCTCGTTGTTTTGTATTGCTAATCGGCGTATTCTCTGAATAATACTTTAATCTTATTTCCCTATTTTCTTTTTCAAGAATTTCAATAAGTCTCTTAATTTCTTCTTCAGAAAGCGGTTCGCGTGTAAATTCTATGCATACCTCTTTCTTGCCATTCATTTCAACTTTTGGTGCAGATACTTTCACAATAACAGTTCGCTTGCTGCTTTTCTTTTTTTTCATGATTGCCACCTTCTATTCAGGTTGTGCTATTAACGCTTTTTCCAATTTATTCAAAAGAAGTGCGAAATACGCATATGGAGCAAAATATCTCGACACAATCTCTTTTATGTTCTCTTCTTCTGTCCCTAAATTTGTTTTATTCAAACAAACTATTTCAAAAAGTCCAACCATTTTATCATCATTGCAAAAAACCGGAATTGCTATATACTGATTATATTTATTCCTATTTTTATTGCGTTTATCCTTGTTTTCGTGTTCAAAATACTTATCTATTTCATCACTTCCAAGTAATACCTCTGTCTCCGACTCATTGTTTCTAAACAATTCAACATCGTGATACTTGTGTTCTGAAATGCTTCTTTTTTTGTTATAAACAGAAGGTGGTTTCATATCCTTGTTTGCATAAGCGTTAGTATATACATTTTTCTCCGGCTTCTCACTTTCATCAAGTCTATCATAGACAACTTCAAATTCTTTTCCATTTCCAATTTCACACAGAGTATCGTATATATTTTTGCACAACCAAAAGCTAGCTTCATTAAAATTCCATAATTCCAAATCCGCACTCTTGTTTTTAATGATTGACTTTATGACCTTATTAGATCCACCCGCACTTTTTCTACATACATTCATCAAACCAGACATAATCTGTTCAAAAGTCTTATTCTGCTTTTCATATAAAGATAATATCTTGTTTGAATTTGTTTCCTTTGTACTATAATATGCTAATAATACAATGTATGCAACAAATAATAAAACTAAAGCAATAAGTTTTCCAATAAAAAATGAATCATTTTTATAATCCCATGTTCCCATAATAGAGAACATCCCACCAATTAATAGTGTTAGAATCCCAAGTAGAACAGATTTTACAAATGGATTATTTAAAAAGCGTTTTATGTCTCCCATTTTCTTTTGTTCCTCACATACCTTAATGCACACATTTTAGCACAATTACATATATAATTCAATATGTTTTAGCACTCCACCCACCACCGCCAATGAGTGCCGCCCTGCAACGATTCTGCCAATGTCAGCAAAACCGCCACGCACAATCTTCTTATTCCTTCGAAAATACATCTGCAAAGGGTATTACTTTCCTTAGTATCTCATCCCTGCTATGCCATGTCCGGCTTGTACCGTTTTCACTATGAGCTGTCTCGCCCTCGCCGCCGATATGGTTCCAGTCATACAAAGCAAGGTATTTAATCAGTGAATACATCTTCTCCATATCCAAATTGATAAACTCCTTGGTATGATGTTCCTGATAGTTTCGCTTACCTTTGATTTCCCGATAGGCTCCTTTGATTTTAGAGGACAGAAGAGCCTTATCGGAACCCGTATGTAATTCAGAAGATAGTTCTGCTTCTAAGTCCGCCTGCAATTCCTTTAACAACTCTTCCATCCTCAATCATCTCCTTACGCCTTGGCAGTTACAGTTGCGCTGCCAGCCTTAACAGCCTTGTATGCGCTGTCGCACTCAATAACAGTGATCACCTTGCCGGTTTCAGCGGCAATGTCAGATGTTCCGTCCCATGCTGACCATGCCTGAACATTCTTGCCATAGGTTACGCTCTGTGCAGCATCACCTACTTTATACTTGTAGGAATTGCCGGAAATTAAAGCAGGTAAAACCGTGATCTTGGTATCGCCTGTTGCGGATCCTGCTGCAGATGTTACGGTCAACTCTTCAAGCGTACCGGCAACTTCGCTGGAAGTATCGGAAGATACCGCAAACACTCTTCTTGCCATATCCTTATCTGTGGGCATAACGGTAGAAAGGTTCTCAATCTTTGCAGAATACCATTCAGGGCCATGATCAAGCCCCATCTGTCCGAAAATCTGCTTTTTCTTACCGGCGCCGGTCTTGGCCAGTTCCTCAATAAAGAAATTTCCTTTGTTGGGCACAAGCTGCTCCACAGGAGCCATAATAAACGGATCAAATAAAACAATTGTACCAATAGGGAGATACTTTAAGTCCCGCAAATAAACTGTTCCTAAAGGCGTCACCACCTTATCAACAGCAATTCCGTTAATATCCCTGCCACTCTCAACAATGGTAAGCCCATTTGCCACTGCATCAGCATTCAGCTGTAATCTGCTGGTAGAATCAAGTCCAAGGACAATGTTGGTGATGTCACCATTAGATTCCTTGATGGACTTAAGAGCCTCGCACACCAGCATAAAGGATAATGCCTTACCATTGGCATCAATGATATTGGACTCAATAGCGGTCAGCAGACCTCTTGACTGATTTGCCTCGTTGTCATTTTTTGCCTTATAGAACTTTCCGTTCAAGAAAGTGTATTCAATGTCCTGCCCGATTTTTGCCATCTTGGCAGCAACCTGAAAATCTTCCTCGTTGATGGGATTTGCCTGCTGCCCTGCCACGTTCAGTCCGCTCAATGTCCCCATGTTGGACTCCTTGGCGTAAGAAATGCCCACTGATTCTTGAAAAATCTGCGTTACATTGGTTTTCTGCTCTCTGGTAATTACTGATGCATCCGGGGCGGTCAAAGACTGTGCCTCGGAAATCTGGGGCTGGCTGCCCTGCGCAGTCTCAAATTCCTGTCCAGTTACAAATTCTGTATGATTTGTATACTTTCTTTTTCCTCCAATCATGGTAGAAAAAGGGGTCTTGGTGTTGCCCTTATTAAAAAGCATACCGGAAAAATTGGGAGTGTTGCCACTCATTGCAAATACATCTGCCATAATTTTTCAATCTCCTTTACTGTTTAGGTGCATTAGCTTCAGCCTGCTGACGAATAAGCGCTGCCATAAGCGCCATATTACCGGTTGCCTGTGCCTCTGCAATTTGTTTACTGTAATCTATGTTTGTCTGATTTCCAGACGGAGGGGTAGGCATCTGTTTCATCAGGTCTGCCTTAATCGCTTTCTGCAGCATTTCTTCATGCTTTTTCTGCAATCTGAATACGGTATCCATGTCACCATCATAAAGGGCCTCTGCAATCTCCTTGGCATCCTTCTCATCATATTTGAGTGCAAGATGCTGCTTCTCATACTCCGATACCTTGGATGCCCGGCGGAGCATTTTTAACTCCTCCTGAATCTGCGCCTGCTGTTCTGCATCCTCAATTGCTTTCTGTTCCTGCTCGCTGCTTGCAGCCTTCCATTTTTTCTTATAGTCCGCTGCTTCGGAAGCATATTTGTCAGCAATATTCTTTGGAACATACTCTGAAAGAGCATCTTTTCCAATGAATTCTTTTTCCGCTAACGCTGCATTAATGTCGTCTAAAGTCATATCGTCCTTGTAGGCATCCCCTAATAACTCCTTTAAATCTGCCATAAATCCTCCTTGCGCTTATAGTCATCTCCGACTTTTTTAATGTTTGCGGTTTCAGTTTTCTCTAACCTTTAATGCGATTATTTTTAAGATGTTTTCTCTAACATCTGTATATAAAAAAGATATGCTATTCAGCAAATCTCCATTTATAACCATATGCTGTTTTTCTTATTCGTTTGCAACACTCAGTAATTGATGTGTTATTGTATCCCAGTTCTCCATGAATTGCTTGAATACTTTCCCAATCTCTCACGAAGTCCCCCGATTTTGTTAATTGAATTACTTTCTGTTTGTATTTTGTAGGTTTCCTTACTATTTTCCCATTTCTCAACGCTCTCGCTTTTCTTTCGTGTCTTTTCAAGGAATAAAGGACATTATAACTATTGTCGCACCATTCCAAATTATCAACTCTATTATTTATAGGGTTTTCGTCTTTGTGATTAATCAGTGGTAAAGCCGATGAATTGTCCAAAAAAGCGTTTGCAACAAGTCTATGAATTGTCATGCACTTTCGTTTTCCATTACTTTTTAACTCAACCCATAAATATCCTCTGTTATTTTTCTTTGGAACAAGTATTTGCGAATAACCCCTTTTTCGGTAATTGAGGCTCATAACATTTCCTAAATTACTAATCTGATACAAGCCCTCATATCCCACAATATCTTTCCAAATTTCTTTCATCTTCCCTACCTCCATTTTCAGTAGGGAGCGGCAGGAGCATACCCTGCCATGCGTTACTCCCAATATAAAAAACGCCTATCTCTAAGCACTCAAATTACCTTTTATTCATCTGACACCGATACCTTAGACGGCTGATCTGTAACATCCGGCTGTCTTTTCTGATAAGGGTCTCCCTGCTGTGATTCAGTTTGCTTATTATTAAAAAGGATCCGGTCAATCCGCTCTGCTGAATCAAGCGTGACCTGCTGTGGATCAGTAAATACCCCAACTGTCTCAATCGCCCGAAGCGGATCAATTCCAATGTGTATCAGTGTTGCAAGCGAATTACATTTTGTTGCCAAATCATAGGTTCTTGACCGGGAGAAGCGGATTTCGATATCAGACAGATTTAATTCTGCAATATCTGCGTCTACTTCATTGCTGGTTTTCAGTATTTTCAGGATAATATAGGTCTCTCTGCGTTCAGCAGCTGCCCAAATCTGTTCTTTTTCTTTGGCATCCGTCTCAGCTGACATCCACCCAGTAGACATATTTGTTGCACTGCCCGTACTTCCACCGGAAAGTTCTGATCTGCTCGGCGTGTTAGTAATATCCAATATCTGCTGTTTTATGTAATCAACAAGCGTCTGGTTCTCGGACTGGTTCAACACGCTTTCCAGATATTTAAGGGTTGCCTGCCTGCCCTGTTCGGAAGTTGTGACAATCATACCTTCTGCACGGAGTTTTTTATATTGCTCATCATCAATAGCAATATTATCACCCCACAACAAATTCTGAACGTGCTGCGCAATATCATTTACCCGATCAGAATCCACCGTATTCAGAGCATCCATAAGCGGAATAACCCTTTCAAAACAGCCCATACGGTCATAATCATTTATATACTCAATAATAGGAATTTCTCCCAAGGTATTAGATAATTCGACAAATGCTTGCTCAAAATTCTTTACAATGCCCATCTCGATTTTGAAATAGGATATCTTTGTATAGCATCCAAAAGTGATGCTTCCATCCGCATGGGGAAAATACGTCACGCCAAGTACAGGTTCCCTGTAAGCGTCATTGCTATACACAACAAAAGTATTCAGGGGATTGAGTACCAGCAAATCAAATACCGACACACCTATCTTAAATCGTTTTGGAAGAATAAGACGGTACCCGACACCACAAGTCTTTACATCCTTGGCTAGGTGAATATCCTTAGCAGCTTTGCACTCTTCCACCATCATTTCATTTAGGGCCGACACACGCATATCTTCCTTTTGTGTTTCCTTGGAAGTAAACAGTTTGCTGATAAAACGGAATAAGGCTTTCTGGCTCTTAATATCCTTACGTGCCCTCTGAACATAAGTAATAGGCGATCCAAATTCATAGCCAAGTTTAAATCCTAAGATTTCAGAAGCCATATTATCAACAATTTTTTCATTGATTTCACTTCTGATCTGCTTTTCACGCTTCAAAATTGGCTGGTCGCCCTTGACATACTCAAAGAGGTACAGCATTTCCGCACGGTTTTGTTCATGAATAGCAAAGGCTTCTCCAAGGACTTCCAATATATTATTTCTATCAATTACCGCTTTGTCCGTGAAAATCTGCTTTCTTCCACGTAACTCCAATGCCATTCACCACCTTACCGCAAAATAAAAGACGCTACCGGAAGGTAACGCCGCTGCTTGTCGTCCTGTTCCCCATAGATGTATTCTCATGAGGTTTTACTGCATAATGAATTTTCTTCTTGGTATCAAATTTATTAACCATGTTACACCGAACCCTCGGACATTTAATTTCTCCAATTCCTTCAAACTTTCCGAGTAGTTTATTGCAGTTTTTACATCTGATTTCCTGCATATCCTTCAACTCCCAAAAAAACACTGACTGGCACAATGCTAGTCAGTGTCCATAATATATATATTTGTGCCCTCATCGGCAAAAACACTTTTTACTGCTACCATAATAACATTTCACGATTGTGAATTGTGTGAAAGTTCTTCTTTCTCCAGAATTTTATCAATTTTCTTAGAAATAGTACTTCTATCAAAGCCAAGTTCATTGCCAATCTGCTCATCCGTATATCTGTCAATATATTTTAGCCTAAAAATAGTCTTGTCCTCGATATTATCAAATTTCTCAATAAAACACTCAATATCAAGCTGCATATCTTCATATAACCTTTTATTGCCCTCCAAATCAATTAACAACTGACTGACAATTTTCTTCCGTTCCTCATCAGATTTCATATTGGCACCGGATATTACAAAATGGCACTCCGTATATGGGAAATTCCTCATAGACCCACTTACAACACCATGTTCTGAAAAAACTGGGTGCGTTTTAAAATATTTCAGTCTACGCTCTATTGACTTAATATGGCTTTCAAGATAAACATACTGTGCCAAGTATTCTCTGGTTATTACCACTTCTTTTCCTCCTTACAATCCTAATACTGTCCGGCTGAATATCTGAACCCTGCTTATGCATCCTACTTTCATCATGCAAAGTTGTGCCATGGAGTCCGGTGCATCTTCATGCTTTACCCTCCCTTCCATTTTGAACGAAAACATATTCTGCATAAACTTCTGATATGGCTTTGACCGGAATTCGCTTTTCAGAAAATACATTTCTCTGATTTCCGGTGCTTTATCAAATATCCTTACACGCTTACCGAGAGTCCCCGGAGCAGCTTTACCGGTAGAATTCAGCCTGTAATTGTGCTTTTCTTTCAGTTCCTTCTCAATCCATTCCCGGTAATCAGCTGTTTCTTTCGTTTCCTCAAATCTTGCCGCCTGCACCTGATATTTCAATATCATTTCTACAATCAGTGGGCGTGTAATAAACTTATCTCCATCATCAAAAACAACATCAATAACATAAAACGCTTGGTCATATTGCAAACAAACCGGTCCTGAAACAAAATCACCGCCTCCATATGCTTCATCAATTGCCATAAAAACTCTGTCAGGCTCTCTATCCGGCGGCAAATCAGTTGGTTCAAAAAATTTCATATTACCACTGGTGAACAACGCGCCCTGACGTTCAATTGGCTCCTGCTGATCCTGTGCATACCATGAAGCCATATCATCATTTTCCTCAAAAGATGCACGAATCATCTTGTAATCTTCTGTACTGTAGCCTAAATTATACGGATAATCAAAATTACTCTCATCGTTATCATCCAGTGCTGGAATACTGATTATTCTATATCGCCTATTCTTAAATTCCTCTTTTGTTTCTAAGAGCGAACGCCTACGTCCCTGACAATCCCCAAGTGCCCACCGAGTACCCATATTAATCAGCTTCGCCTTACGTTTCAAACGCTTCATGAAGTTATTATCAAATAATCCCCAAACAGTAGATTGCCTATCTTCACTGATTGCTTCCGAAATACCACTGAACAAATCATCTGCTACTGCAAGTCCATTACAATCGCAGGAGCCATTCAACGTGCCGTAGATGCTTCTGCAGGTATAGGTCGGATATGTCTTTTTACGGTTCATGTCAATTGTTTCATCATCGCCATTTGTGGCAACAATTTTGTTATTCGGAAATATTTCTCGATATGTATAAGTGGGATCCGTTATCAGTTCCAAACATCCGTTATAGAATGCCTTTGTAATTTTATCTGAAAATGCAGAATACAGATTTGAAAGTTCGGTATTTCTTGATCCCCACCAAACATAGGCAAATTTTACAATCTGCGTTTTGCCTGTTCTGGAGGGCAGATTTATAAATAACTCATCCAGTAAATCATCAGCAAGGTCTTGGATCGCTTGTGACACCTGCTTAAGCGGATTTATTCTCGGTTGGTAAAAGCGTTCCTCCGCTGGGCGGTTTTTTTCCATGTAAAGCATGAAGCTTTCAAACCTGTGCGGTGCTTCGAACTTCAAAGCCTCCCAGTACAGTTCATTCATTCCAACCGATGCCGGCAGCGTAGGAACTTTGCGCTTGATAAAGTCGGTCAGTTTCAACGCATAAGCAAGGTCATTATCGCCCTCTTCATCAGCGATTACCTTCGCCATATCCAGAAGGTCACGCAATGCCTTGTATGAACTTAGGTCTGCTTGCTTTATAGAATTTATAATGGTCAGATTTCGCTCTGAAACGCCCACTATCCGTCAACTCCTTACTGCCGCTGACGTTCGGGACATTCTGGGCGAAAACTATTCTATATTCCTAAAACCGCACTTTGCTGATATTCCAGTTCTTCCTCGGAAAGATATTTATGACGAACCATGTATCTTTCCATTTCTTCCTCACGGTAATTCTGTATACCATTTTTCATCCGTACATAGACATCGTAGTTATAAATCTTTTCCCCTTTTGAGTATGTAATCCAACTTTTAACCACAACGCCTATAAGATTTCCTTCTACTACAACGATATCTCCAAAACAGAATTTCATTGCCTGCTCCTTTTCAAACTCCTTTATAATCTGCATCATCATCTGTCTACCATTTATCCTCGGAGGAACATAAAACAAATGCTTGTTTTCCTTTTTTGCCTGCTCATAAGCTGCAAGGAACTGCTTCTGCCAGTCCGCTAGCGGAATGGGCGATATTTTCTCGGCAAATTCAACTAATGTCATAATCAACACCTATCTCTACATCTGTGATAAATTACTCTGTAACTGAAATTCGGATTATATTTTCTACCAAGTGTGCGGACAAATGGACATTTTCTTCGTGGATCATAGTCAAAGCGCTCTTTTCCAAGGTGTCCAACACTTCAATCATAGGTTCAAGTTTTTCTTCGATGTCAACAAAAAACTTCGCCAAATCAAATGCGGCTTCACGTACTTTCTGTTCTAAGAAGTTTATAACCAAGTTCAAGGTATCAATAATCTGCCTTGACCACTTATTGAACCACTCAAAAAAATTTTTCGCCCATGCTTTAAATTCCACAACCATGTGGCCTTGCGATTCTATTAACTTTTTCTGTTGCTCTGTAACGTTGATTACCATAAAACACCTCATTTTTCGCAAAAAAATACCAACCATCGAATATTGACGGTTGGTTATTCCACTTTATCAACATTTGCTATTTCAAAATGCGAAATCATATCAAAATAAATTAGCACTTTTTCTTTTTCATCGTCTGAGTAATCAGCTAACTTTTTCTTTTTGCCATTTTCTTTAAGTATGTATTTCCTGTATTTACTAAGACAAAAAAAACGCGTCCTACTTATTTCAAGTTCCTTTTCAGTTAATGAACCCTCATACATTATATTGTTTTCTTTCATATACACATATATCCATATAGTATCATGATACTTTTTTTGCAATACTTCTATTTCATTTTTAGAAAATGAGGTACTTATATCAAGTTTCCTTTTAATCCTATTTAGAAAATTTTCCTTTTTCTCAATCCTGTATATAACATATGGAACAATTATCGAAAGAAAAATCAGAAAAAAATTAAACCATATTCCACTAATGTCATTTGTTAATGTAATAAATGGTAGAAGATTTATTTTTTCAAAGACCGCTTTCAGTACAATAACATAAAAATAACTGATAACAATGCTTTTCAATACTTTTGCTTTGGTTTCATCTAATGTTAATGAATGGAAATAATAATATAAGTACATCGATATATATCCCGGATAAATATAACATATATATTGAGGAATAGTATCAATAAATCCAATTAATTCTTCTAATGTCATTTATCTTTCCTTTGGTGGTTTTTTTGTTGAATCAGTTTCTTCAACTCTTTCATTTAAACGTCCATAATCTCTATGTTCAACTTGATTATGATCATGACGTTCTTGTCTATCATTCTCGTTGCTTTGATTATACCGATTATTTCTTTCACACATAATTCTTTCTCCTTTGTACGACTTTTCCTTAAAATTTTACCACTCATTTATAAAAAATTCAATATTACAACCGTCAATATTAAATTATCAATGTTCAAAATGAGAAGCACAGGTTCCGATCCTGCTCCTTCAGATTTTTAGTCCAACACTTCTCTCAGATCAGCTTACTTCCCTTATATCAAAAACATATACAAATTATGCTAAGTGCATAAACCAGTTCCATAAAACTAAACCCAACCATGTTTGCCTTATTTTTCTTCTGTATCGCTTCTTTCATGGGGATTAAGAAAATTAGCATTAATATCCCAATAAGTACCACTGTAACAATTTTTAATGTATGCATCTTCAATCATTCCTTTGGCATGTAATAAACAATATTATCGTATGTACTAACAGTCCAGTCTTTGTTGTCCATCGGCATCATTACAACCTTTTGTTTGACATTCTCTGATCCAATGAATTGTTTTGCCTGCTCTTCAGACAAGGCGCAAGTAATAAGACCAACCGGGCTATAGGCTTTATGAATATCCTCAAAGACTGCCTTAGCACGCTCAATAGTTTCATACTCACCTATTACCTTTGAAAAATTTCCAATTCGCCTATATATGATATTCGAACGCATCCATATCTCGCATTGTTCAAAATCTACGGACAACTCTCTATTCTGCGATACTATCCTCACGATTTAAACCCCTTTTTTAATTTTTAAATTTTTTGAAAAATTGTTATCGAACGTAACTTTTGAATTTTATCTGATGTGATGCAGAAATAATTATCCATAAATCATTTTCCTCATATATTCTCTGGTTTGCTGGTATAAACAACTATGGATGATATATTCCTTTTCTCTATCTGTAAGATGTAATTTTATCAATGGCAAAATATCTATCAATCTTTTTAATGGATTTATGCCATGTGAAAGTAAAATAATTAATACTATAAACATCTTGAACGGTTTTATATATCTCATAAGCAATGCTCCTTGCAGTAAATGCATTTTTTATCAAATTTTACCTTGACCTATTCAGTTAAGACACCCGGGGGTTTTTCTACAAGACCCCCACCCCAGTCCTTCTTATACGCCTTTCAACTATTCGCAAAACAGAACTTTCACGAATAGTTGATTGTAGTTTTCTTAACTATCCAGTATTTATGCGGTTTCCAAGGCTTTCTTTCGCTCTTTCTCGCCTCAATGATGCCATTTTTCTTTGTGCAATTTGACGAATTTTTTTAAAAATCTGGCTGAACATCCCCCGGAAGCGCCCCTTGAACGGGATAATCTGCCGCTATCTGCTCCGCTGTCCTGTATTGTTCCTGGTTTACTACTGGAACCGGTGCAGTTTCAACCATACCATAAGCAGCTTTAGCAATAAAAATTTTATTCGCATCAGTTCCGCGTGAATTTTGAAGTGAATCCACGAGAAAACTCTTGCAAATATTTTTCCATTTTTTGACCGTTTCGGAGTGCGCAGTACTGGGTTCTACCGTATATTGCTCACCTCTATGGTTCAATTGCCATGCTGCAAAGTCCTTTATATACTCACCATTAGAGTCATAATATATATTATTTCTGACAGTACCATTACTCCAATCAGATAATGTACCCGGATTAATATTAATTAATATACTAAACTTTTCTAAAGTAGGTAATTTATCATATTTAGTACATAAACGAATATATATATTAAATATATTATCTAATAACTGTATATCTCCATTATCTGGTTTAGGTATTTTATCAGAAATATAAAATAACATAGATGTAAATATACTATTGCTTGTATAAATATCCTTTCTACGTTCCTCATCCAGTTCATTAATGATATATTCATCAGCAAATCTTTGTATATCATTGGTGTATACTTCTACACCGTTATTAGCTGTAACTGTATTGTCTTTCATGTATGATATACACCTCCCAAATATATTAAATACTACTTAAGTCCGTCGCACCCTTCCTGATCTAACATCTGGCAATCGGAACACTCTCCATAATTTTCGCACATGTCACCGATGCACTCGCCATTCAGTGGCTCGCATTCTCCATCACATTCAAAAACACATTTAAATTTATCACACTGCATTGCTTACCCCTCCAAAACGCAATAAAAAACGCCCTGACATATAAACAGACTTACTAAATCTGTCTACAGTGTCAAGGCGGCTTCCGCTGGCTGCACTTCGTCACGCTCTCGGCTGACGGTCATACATGCGGTCAAGGCTCGTTATATTAACGCAGGAGCATCTTGATCAGCTCCACTATTTGCTCTCGCATATATGCATTATATTTAATTATTATATATTACTCTCTATGACTATATTATAAAACATAATAAAATAAATCTGTCAAGGAACTATTTACCGGAAGCACTCCGGCAAATCATCCGATCCTGATTGTTTTAGCTGCTTTTCTGCTACCTCCAGAACTGCATCACGACAAAAAGCATTGATTGTCTTTCCTGCGGCTTTTGCAGCAGCTTCAATATCCGCTTTCTTTCCTGCTGGCACCGTAAAATTAAGCCGGTCATAAATTGTATTTGTATGCTCGTTCTGTTTCTTATATCTTTCTTTTAGTTTTTCTTCTGCTCTCTTTAATCTTTCCAGCTCTTCGCTTGTTACTGTTGGCAT